CAGCTTGCCTATTTCCCACCGCGCGATGTCATCGGTGTCGATCGATTTCGGTGTGGTCACCGAATTGTAGCCCAAGAAAGAGCCGCCCGACGCAGCAGACCAAAGACCAAAATGAGTCACAGTTCCCCACGGGGCTGTGGCAGTGGGGTATTGGATTATTCCGGTATTGGACGCCACCGTTGGGTTGTTTCCAGTATTCGCAAAGGTAGCCGCCTGTCGGGCGTAAGAACCGCCAGCGACCTCGCTGGCTCCGGTGTTCCCCGGATTAGCAGTGTGAAGCGACACGAACCGTGCCGCGAGCAGGGCGTTCAGGACGGTGGATTCGCCGGTTGTAGCGAGGGGCATTATCCGAAACTCCTGCGATGGCGCTGAGTTAGCCTCGAGCCACTAGCTTTGCTCAGCTGATGTTCAACGTTGATATCCCCAATCAGCGTATCTGCCTCGCCACTCCACACGGAACTACGCTCATCTTCAATGGCATACATCGAGGCTAGGTGCAGGGTCGTGACGAGAAACACTGTGGGGTATTTCGTAAGAAGCCAAGTGGCGGTGTCGCCGAGCGGCGGGATATCTTGGTAATAGGAAATCTCGACTTGGGCTGCGGTTCCGCCCACCCCGGTGATGATATAGTTCCCAGTCATCGTGTAGATTTTCGGCTGGTCCGCAGCGTAATCGGGGTTGTAAAAATCATCGCGCGGAACGTAGCGCAGCGGCACTCCTCCGATTATCCGAACGAAGTCCATCGCGCGCCAGTCAGCCGGAAGCAAATAGCGCTGATCGATGAGGGTTCCCACATCGATCTGAATCATGTCTTTGCAGCGCAGTTCCTTAGAGAGCTTCTCCTCGGCCATGCGAATCCACGACGTAACCACCGTATCGGAGTATACGTCTGAACCGAGGTTAAGCCATCCCCGGATTACATTGCACTGATCGGTGAGGGCGGTCATTAAACACGTCCCGGCCAGATTCTAAACGCTGCATTATCCGGGTCGTTCAACCACCGTTTCCAGTCGTTGTCGTCCCATTGCTCGCGAATAGCCTGTTCCGCGACGGTCATTGGAACCCCGCGTGCCAACAGCTTGTTGGTACCTCTGCGCGGGTGCAATTCCCTGACGATCTTATTGTTCTCGATCGCCTGCGTTAAGTCTACTTCAGTCTTTACAGTGAGCTTGGACGGATCGTCGTCGTCCCAAATAGCAGTTCGACGCACCCCGTCCGCGTCTCGGTATACGTGCTTATGTTCCGCCACCGTAGCATACACTCCCATACGCTGTCAAGTAGGCAGCCTGCCGAGTAAATACAGTACGAGCAGGATCACCAAAATGACACCGATTACACCGCTCGGCCCATAACCCCACTGGCTGGCATATGACCATGTCGGCAGACCGCCAATGACCATCAGGATCAAGATTATGATTAAGACTGTCCACAGCATTACAGGTACCTCTCTACCTCGTCCCGGAAATCCGCGTCAGCCTGTTGAAGGCTCAAACCGGGGTCCCACGGAAGCTTACACGGATCCCACTTACCCTCTTGAACGATACCCAGATTCGCCTGAACGCACCCGTGACCCATCACGTGAGTTTTGTCGAGCGGTATTCCATATTTACGGATCAAATCAGCGACGACGTGAGCCATCGTCTCCCACTGTTCCTGGATCATCGGGTATTTCCCAGAACTGAACGGGCTTTCGACGGCTCCTGCCATGCAACACACGGCAACTCCGATCGATTTCGTGTTGCAACCTTTAGTGTGAGCGGCATAGCCATCGGCATCGGAAGTGCTGACGTTGGCCTTGATCGAGTACTTGCCCCGAACTAGCCTGCCGTCGCCCTCGATAAGAATGTGATAATGCTCCCTATCGTTCTCCGAAGCGGTGTGGGCTCCAGCCGTCCAATGGACAATAATCTTGTCCATATGACAGTCCGGCATCCAGTCTTCCGGAACAATATATTCTAATTCGTCGGGAGGAACAATGTAGCCCTCTTGGTAGACCTCGATGTCCCTCTTGCTGTCTGCCCACGCCATCGACGCGTTGGCAGTCTCAGCGCCCCAATAACCGTCTGCCCCATATTTCGGCAGACCAAATCCAGCATTCATGAGGGACTGTTGGTAGCCTTTGAAGGACATCTTGGTCATAGAAACCTCACGGCGAAGGAGTAGGAACGCGATATCCGAGAATGGAGCAAGCCGCATGCAAGTTGCCCGCTCCAGCTGCCGGAACTTGGATCACGACAGCCGTGTTGGCTGCCGAAGCAGGCCACCCTGAGGGCACCGAAAGGGTAGCATACCAATCGAGGTTCCCCGAAATGATGGGGACGGTCACCGGGAGAACTATCGAACCCCCGAGCAGCCCCGTCACTGTGCCTACAATCGATGAACTGGCAGTTGCCCCAGTTCCTCGGCACTGCGCGAACACCACGTAGTTCAGATACCCCGGAACAGCCGGAATGGATGTCTGAACAGCAGCGTTAGCGGAGTCTGTAGACGCATTAGCAACGGGCACCGCCGAATTGATGCCCGCATAACCGGCCGCGAGCGCGGGGAACCCCCACGCGAGGGCCGCTAGGAATACAAGAGACCGTTTCATTTGTACCTCTATGGACGGTAAGTGAAGCCCCGCGACATGTTCTTGATCGGTGACTTCTTCTTCTTTTTCTTCCCCGCGCGCGCGGGGAGCTTTCCCGGCTTGTCGCTCGCGACGAATTCCTTGGCAACCTTTACGGGGATGCCAATATTTCCCTTGCCCGAAGCGGCGGCGTACATTGCCTTCCGCTGCTGTTGTGATTCCATCGGCATGACAACCTCCTAAAAATGGGGCAGCGCTGATGACCGGCTTTAGCGGAACGCTGCCCCGAGTTAGCCTTGGGAGGCTTAGGTTATAACGGCACCCTGCTTGACGCCGTTAAACATGATGTGGGCGAGGGAGTTGCGCATTTCGACGCCCCACTCGGCCAGAATCAGGCGGGTCTCCGCGTCACCGATCTTGGCGATCTGCAGCTGCCGGAAGTTCCGGAAGTAGCCAACCGCGACATAATCGGCATCGAGGATGTACGACACGTCAGCCGGAAGCCAGAGGGACGGCATCACTTTGATCCGACCAAAGTCGGTAGCAATGATGTCGACCGTGGCAACCACCTCAGTCTTGCCGACGAGCACCTGCGAAATACCGCGACCCTCGAAAGTGGAGACCGTCCGCTTGATAGCGGGGGTCACAACCATCTGGTCGGGCCTTGCGCCGTTGGTGTATGCCTTCTGCATGGCATCGCCCACCATCACTTCGGTGAACGGAACCTGAGAAGCACCCGCAACCGGAGGAAACGCTCCGGTGGCGGTCGTCGGAAGACCAGTAACAACGCCGATAACCGCTCCACCGACTGCGGCGGCTTTGTCAGTGGCCCTTCCGAGCCAGTGACCGATTGCCTCCGTCTTGCGGGGATTGGTCGCCTGAGGCGCGTCGCCATCGTCGCGAGCCTGCCGCGAGGACAGAATCGTCTCGATGTCCGACTTGAGCACCTTGGAGGCCATCGCCATTTGGTGGCCCATTTCGGAGCCCTTACCGGCCGCGTCAGAGGCTTCCTGTGAGCCCGAAACGGTCGCGTCGCGCTTCGAAATCTGAGCCACGTTGTTCACTCGCACGGTGGGCTGCGCGGGCGAACGGGCGAGCTCGAAACCTTCGAGCTGGGCGTTATTGGGGTCTACGACCGGCAGAAACTCGGTCTGCCAATCGAAGGTCCGGTTCTTGACGTTCCTGCGACGCGCCATCGAAAGGATGGGAGTGTCGAAAGGGTCGATGTTGTAGATGGAATTCGACAGGTCTTCCCTGTTCGCCTTCGCATCATAGGTAGTAAAAGCATTTGTGACCTTAGCCACGGTGTTCTCCTATGTTCATGTGGTGACATGAGGTTTAGGAACACAGAGAACACAGCCGCCCTTGCTAGGATCGGACAGCCGCTATTCCTGCCGTGTAATCCGCCCGTCGCTTCTGCGAGCCTCCGGGCTTGCCTAAAGTCTCGGCGTTTTAGCCATCTCTCCTAATGATGTTATCGAAGACTAACGCCGCGTCTTCGATTTTCCCAGTTTGGTTCAACCGCTTCATTGCGGTTGACAGGCCCTTCTGGGCGGGCCTTGCACGGGCGGAACCTCCACCCGAAGGCACCGGACGCTTGCCCTTCAAGTTCACGACGGGCTTTGGTCTCGATGCCATCATTCTGTCATATTTCGATGCCTTCAAGAGTACTTGAAGCATTCTGCTGTCGTAGACCTGCGAAATCTCATCCTCCGAAAAGCCCTGAGAGAGCGCCGTGCGGCGCATCGCCTGCAAGTCTTTCGTCTTCTTCTTGGGGTCGGCTGCCCATTGCTTGGCGTTGATTGAATCGAATCGGCGAGCTTCTTCTTGAGCATAAGCGCTCGTCTGGCGCGCCGCGCTCTCCTCCTGCTTCTTCGAAGCCTCAGCCAGCTTACCACTGAGTTCGGCCTTAAACCCCCGTACCTGATCATAGTACTTCTGAATCTCCCGCGCGCGGGTCGGGTTTTTCTTGAATTCTTCATCCCAATTCGGCTCAGGGGGGACCAACGCATTCAGGTGCGCCTCGATCTCCTTGCCGAGTTGCATGGTGTATTCGTAATTGCTGACGGCATCCGCAGCGACCCTCTGAACGATCTCCTTGGCCTCTTGGACCTCGTTCATGCGCTTATGGAAGGTCTGGGTACGAACATACCCTTCGAGAGCTTCTTTGAGGGTTACGGACTGTTCCTGCCCGTCGACGACGACTTCGACTTCCTGCGCTAAGAAATCGGCGTCTCCCTCTGCTTCCTCTTCTCCTTCCTCTTCTCCTTCATCAGCGTCGTCTGTATCTTCCTCACCATCTGCTGCTTCTTCATCCGGTTCATCTTCAGTCGTGCGGACTTCCGGATCGTCAGCATCGTCGCCGCCACCTTGCGCCGGAGAATCCTCGTCAGTTTCCAATTCACCGACGCGCTCAAACATGCGCTCAGGAGGCCCCTCCTGACGATTCGTCTGGCCAGAAGACTTGCTCGGAATGCTAGTCTTGGCGTCTGTATCGAATGAGGCAGCGGCCTCGTCGATTCCCTCTCCGCTCACGAAGTGCTCCTTCTGCGGTGTACCCGCATTTGTCTCTCGGTAATCATCGACTGTAACTCAGACTTAAAGTCGACCAACATCTTCATTCCAGCCTGCGCCGAAAGCGCCTCCGGACTCCCCACGCCCGACGCGATTAGTTCCTCCACGTACTTCTGGTGGAGGTTGTTGATGGCCTCCGAAATGATGGGGTCATTCAAGATGGCCGTCGCTGAGGCGGCCTTCTCGTCGACCTCGAAATCACTCAGGGGGCGCGTTGGCTTCAGCATTCGCGTTCATCATTTCGTTGTTGGCGGAGGCCGTCTCGTTTTGGACCCGTTGAGCTTCGTTGGCAGCCTCTTCGTCAGCCCGTTGCATCTCATCGGCTTGGTTGGCAGCCGTCAGCGCCTGTTCGTTAACGTCGTACTGATATTCGCCCTCGATCTTGGCGGCGTCCAGAATACCATCGACCGTAAGCTTGTCGCGCCGGAAGTCGTCGTCGACCCGCAGCTTGCGATCTTCCCGATCTGCCTTGGCGATAGCCTCGGACGCCTTCTGTCTGGTCTTCTCCATCTCCGCCTGAGCCAGCACCATTGACGGGTCGGGCTCTTTCGGGGTCGCGGCGATCTGCGCGACGATTTCGGGAGTGATCACCTTGAAGTAGCGATCGACGTTCTTGATGTTCCCGATTGCCAGCATGTCGGTGAGAGTATTTCGGAACTCGATTGGCCCGCAGAGCGGATTATCGGGGCCGAACTTCTCCATCGCCATCATCTGGGTCTGCTTGATATCCTGCAAGACCATCAACCGGGTCGTATCGGAACCCTTGCCAAGCGTCGGGTTCACCGAAATCTTCATAGTGGGATCGTAGGTGCTCGGATCGACCTTCGTCCACTTCCCACGAAGTTGGATAGAGCGCTGCTGGTTCGGGCTGTTCACACATTCGCGGAGCAGCCCCCGAAACAGCTGGGTCATTCCGGTCTCGGCGAGGATGCGAGCGCATAGTTCGATGCGTTCCTGCGCCCCCGAAATGATGGTGTCCACCCCGGAGGTCGCCGTCGACTGCAGAGCTT